AACAAGAGGAATTCCATTAGGAGAACCACCCAAAGGTATAGTTATGAAGAGATTTGCAGGGATGGATGTCTTTGCAGTAAATCCCTCTCTTTATCCAAAATCCAACAATAAGAAAAAGAAGTATGACCGTTACAGTCGTTATGTTGGTGAAGATGATGCAGGACAATATATACGTGCATTTGCAAGAAAATATCCAAAGAAACCTATTATCGTAATGGATTCTATTACAGGATGTATGCAATTTTTAAGACATGGATTTGGAAAATGATGAAATTTAAAGAATATCTGCAAATAAATGCAGATGATTCAATTGAACAAGTTATGAATGGCGAGTGGATACTTAAATCAAGGTCTTCATGGAAAGCCACAGATGATAAAGATAATACATTAGAGATACAAAATGATGGTCACGATCCAGAACTAAATGGAGAATCATGGTCGGTGCATAACAACACTTTTGCACCAAAAGCCTTTGCCTTTTTTTGTAAACAATTCATAAAAGAAGCAAAACCATCAGAGGTAATTCATGCCAGAACAAGAATCTTTCCTACTACTTAAATCAGAAATACAAACTTTAAAAATCAAAGATGAGTATCGAACAAAAGAGTTAGATGCTTTGATGAAGAAGTTAGATAATTCTACCAGCAAACTTAACGATTTGTCGGAGAATATTGGTAGATTGTTGACTGCTCAAGATGTCAACAAGACTAATGATAATGAATTTCGGGATGAGATGAAAATTCTACATACTCGTATAGGCGACCTTCAAGATAAAATGAATGTGATGATTGAAAAGACAGAAACTAGAATGAATACTGATGTAAATCTGATATATACTAAATTAGAATCTCTTGAACGTTGGAGATGGATAACCATTGGTGCGGCCACTTTGGTTGCGTGGTTATTGACAAACGTTATTCCGAAAATAATACCTTAAAAATTGAATTGACATTTACCCCTGAGTGTGTTATAATAACACTATAACACTCAAATAAGATTTATATTATGCCATCATATATCGACACAAAGTACGTAAATTTACTTGCTTTGCGACTCCCTCTATTTAAACGCAAGACTCAAGGATTGTACAATTTCCGTTGTCCTTTCTGTGGTGATTCTCAAAAGAGCAAAACCAAGGCTCGGGGATACTTTTACCAAAAACGAACAGACCTTTTTTATCGTTGTCATAATTGCGGGCAAAGTTCTACATTTTCCAATTTTCTTAAACAGTTCGATGGGGAAATGTACAAGGATTATTCTTTAGAAAGATACAAAGAAGGAATTACAGGAAAAGGTCAAAACACACCTGACCCCGAATTTAATGTAGAGAAACCAAAGTTCCATACGAAGATTGATTTGCCGAGAATAAGTGATTTGGATGACAATCACTTTGCGAAAAAGTATTTGGTTAATCGAGCAATTCCTAGTCAGTTTTTGAATTACCTATATTATACAGAGGACTTTAAAAGTTTTGTTGAAAAAGTCGCAGAACGTGATTATGACCTCGCAAAAAATGAACAAAGAATTGTCATTCCCTTCTATGACTCAGATAAGAAATTAATTGCATTTCAAGGTAGAGCATTTACAAATTCTCTGCTTCGTTATATTACCATTAAGATCCATGAAGATTCTCCCAAAATATTTGGATTAGATAGATTAGACACAACGAAACCCTTTTATGTTGTGGAAGGCCCGTTTGATTCTATGTTTCTTCCAAATTGTATTGCAATGGCAGGGTCGGATATAAACTTGAGGTCACAAATTGATGCCTCAAGTGCAATGGATGAAGGAATGGGAACAATGATATTTGATAATGAACCTAGAAATAAAGAAATTTTATCTAGGATGCAAAAGGTTATTGATAAAGGTTGGAAAATTTGTATCTGGCCAAATTCGGTGGCTTGTAAAGACATCAACGATATGATTCTTGCAAGTATCCAAGAATCGAGATTAATTGAAATAATAAATACCAACACGTATAAAAGTCTATTCGCAAAAACACAGCTCGCCCTATGGAGAAAAACATGAACTCGAAAGATCCCATCACCCTGCCTACACAATACCAACAATTCATTCACTTATCACGATATGCACGATGGGATTACGATAAAAAACGAAGAGAAACATGGGGAGAAACAGTTAATAGATTTTTTGGTTTTTTTCAAGAACATCTTAAAGAGATGTGTAATTATGATTTAGATAATGGTATTTTAGAAGAATTGAAACAGGAAGTAATGTCACTCAATGTCATGCCTTCTATGCGGTGTTTGATGACAGCAGGAGATGCACTCCGCAAAGAAAATATCGCTGGATATAATTGTTCTTATGTCAAAATTGACAGTCCACGTTCTTTTGATGAAATTCTCTATGTTCTTATGAATGGAACAGGAGTTGGTTTTAGTGTAGAAACAGAACACGTAAATCATCTCCCACTAATTGCAGAAGAATTTCATCCAACTGACACAACAATAGTTGTTGCAGATTCTAAACTTGGATGGGCAAAGGCGTTCAAGGAATTGTTAAGTTTATTGTGGAGTGGACAGGTTCCAAAATGGGATTTGTCTAAAGTAAGAGAAGCAGGAAAACCCCTGAAGACATTTGGAGGTAGAGCATCTGGGCCAGAACCTCTTGATGATTTATTTTATTTTTCAACTAAGATATTTCAAGATGCAGCAGGAAGAAAACTCAAATCTATCGAATGTCATGATATTGTTTGCAAAATTGCTGAAATTGTTGTGGTTGGTGGTGTTCGTAGAAGCGCTCTTATTAGCCTTTCTGATTTAAACGATGGAGAGATGAGACACGCAAAATCTGGTCAATGGTGGGAACACAATGTCCAGAGAGCACTCGCAAACAATTCAGTCAATTATAAAGAAAAACCAGATACAGGAACTTTTATGAGAGAATGGTTATCTCTCTATGATTCCAAATCGGGTGAAAGAGGAATTTATAATGGAATGTCGGCAAAAAATCAAGTAGCATCATTAAACGAAAGAGAAAAAGATGGAAATGGAAAATATGTCACAAGACGAGATCCTAGAGATGATTTCGGAACTAACCCCTGTAGCGAAATTATTCTTAGAAGCAGAGAGTTCTGCAACCTTAGTGAGTGCGTTGTCAGAAGACATGACAGTATTGAATCTCTTAAAAAGAAAGTCAGAACTGCAACAATCCTTGGCACTTTCCAATCCACTCTTACCAATTTCAGATACCTTACCAGAGAGTGGGAAAAGAATTGTACTGAAGAAAGGTTATTGGGTGTCTCGCTTACCGGCATTTTAGATAATCCTTTAACAAATGGTAAGAAAAAAGGATTAGAAACTCTATTAGAAGATTTAAGAAAGGTTGCATATGAAACAAACAAAGAATGGGCAGACAAACTTGGAATCGAACGAGCAGCTGCAATCACTTGTGTCAAACCATCTGGTACTGTTAGTCAGCTTGTTGATAGTTCTTCTGGTATTCATGCCAGGCATAATCCTTATTATATCAGAACTGTAAGAGCAGACAATAAAGACCCTCTCTGCAAGTTCATGAAAGAGAAGGGATTTCCAAATGAGCCCGATGTAACAAAACCAAAACACACAACTGTATTTTCTTTTCCAATGAAGGGGCCAGACCAAGCAATCTATCGACAAGATTTGACAGCGATAGACCAATTGAAACTTTGGATGACTTATCAGACCCATTGGTGTGAACATAAACCATCTGTGACCATTTCTGTCAAGGAAGAAGAATGGCCAAAAGTTGGTTCGTGGGTGTGGGAAAACTTTGATTCTATTAGTGGAATTTCTTTCTTACCTTTTAGTGAACATACATACAGACAAGCACCCTATCAAGACTGTACAAAAGAGGAATACAACAATGTATTGAAAACTATTCCTCAAGATATAGATTGGAAGGAATTATCACAATATGAAGAAGTGGATTATACAGTCGCATCACAAGAACTAGCTTGTTCGGCAGATGGTGGATGTGAAATAGTAGACCTTTAATTGGAACGATATGGAAGTCGAATTGGATATAGAATGTAATGCGTGTAATGCAACATATACTATGATGTACGAGTCAGATGATATTAGGGAAGAAGATGCGGCATTCCATTGTGCATTTTGTGGAATTTTAATGGAACCATATTATGAAAACCTTGATGAATTTTAAGTTTATCGCAGGAATAGATTATTCATTAACTTCCCCGGCTGTCTGTATTTCTAAAATAATAAATAGTAATGTAGAATTTGAAAACTGTAAATTTCATTATTTGAAACAGAACAAATCGCAAGAGACTTTTGATAATTTTTTTGCATATGAGTATCCAGAATATACGGATGATATTGAGAGATTTACAAAACTAGCAAATTGGGTTGTTGAATGTATACGCTGGTATGATGGAAGAGTAGAACATATTTACTTAGAAGATTATGCATATGCAGCAACAGGGAGAGTTTTCAATATTGGAGAGAATACTGGAATACTCAAACAACATTTAAGAACATATGGATTTCATTATACAACAATACCACCTACAGTAATTAAAAAACACGCCACAGGAAAAGGAAATGCCAACAAAGAACTGATGTACGAAACGTTTTTGACAGAAACCAATGTTGATTTGCAGAGTCGATTAACTCCAAAATCAACCAAAATTGCCAACCCTGTTTCGGATATCGTAGATTCATATTATATCTGCAAAACAGGATTTCAATTATAGGAAAACAATGTTATTCCCCCAAGAACAAGAACCGTATTTAATTGAAACAAAGACTAAACAAACATTAAAATTCAGTAAAATGGAAGCAGATGACGAAGCATCCTATTTACAACAGGCCGGTGAAAATGTGGAAGTACACCATAGAGGATTATTGCAATATCGTTTAAATGGTGTATATCAAGGAAATCTTTTTCAATAAAAGACTTGACAATGTTACTAAAAATTGTTATAATTATAGTATAATTAAAATAGTGAAAGAAGATTATGAGTTTAATGGTATTCGATGATTCTAAAATCGAACAGATAAAGAAACGGAACGAACAGGGCTCCGAAGAAAAATTTGATGTAGTAGAAGCCTCAGCAGAAGCAAAAGGTGGAAGTGAGTTAGTATATGCTCGAGTGAAGGAAAGAGTACCAGAAGATGTTTGGAATTACTTTCAAGTCATACTTTCAAGAGTACGTAAATTAGAGGACAAACCAAAGATTCTCTGGTTTCAAGACACATCTCAAGATCCAGAAGTACAATTTCTAAAGAAAAAAGAAGAACGAGACAAATTTGAAAGATTCGTATTTCCTTCTGATTGGTCGTTAGAAAAGTATCATCTTGATTTGGGATTTGAATATGAAAAGTGCGTTGTTCTCAAGAACGCAATAGAACCAATTCCAGCACACACGAAACCTAAAGAGGGGCCAACCAGACTTGCATACATATCCACACCACATCGTGGATTGGATGTTCTTATTGCTGCATTTCGTGCGGCAAAGTTTGAGAATGTTGAACTAGATATATATTCAAGTTTTAAGATATATGGGTGGGAAGATAAAGATAAAGATTGGGAACCATTATATAATGCTTGTAAAGAAACACCTAATGTGAATTATCATGGGTCTGTTTCTAACGAAGAAATTCGCACAGCACTACAACAAACACACATACTTGCATATCCTTCTGTATATAAGGAAACTGGATGTATTTCTGCAATCGAAGCAATGAGTGCAGGATGTGTTGTAGTATGTCCGAATCTCGCAGTCCTTCCAGAAACTTGTGCAAACTTTGCATGGATGTACGGATATTGTGAAGAGAAATCTGATCACGCAAAGAAATTTGCATACGTACTGAAGGATGCGATTGAAAACTTTTGGAAACCACCAGTTCAGGCTGGTCTTGGATTCCAGAAGCAATACTTTGATATGCACTATGACATTGATACTACTGCAAAGCAATGGACAATGATGTTAAGCACCATCAAAGATAATCTTGAATCTCAAAAACAAAAAAAATATCATGACAAAGAAAGTGAAAGTGGAAAGAAAACCGATGAAGACAAAACGAACTCGTAAGATTTCAGAAGAACAGCGAGAAGCGCTTCGGAAACGTATGTTAGAAATGCGTAAGAAAAGGAAGCCTGCTGAATATAAGAATATAAGTAAAGTCGTTCTTGCATTACCAGATGATGATACATATTCTTTTCAGAATGTGAAGGAATGGATTACTTATAATAAGGCTGTAATTTCTGGTTTGAATTCACAGATAAGAAGTAGAGGTGTTGGTGAAAAAGAAAAAAGAATGGCAGAGATTGATGCGACATCTCGTAAAGCATACATTCGTTATTGTGAACACTACCTAAAAACTGGTGATTGGATTGCAATGTTTTCCGGCCAAGATGAAGAGCATAAAGTGATTCCTAGATGTTCCGCAATGGCATATTACTCTGACGGCACTCCTAAGAGGTCTGTGGGGGTATTCTATCCCGATATTGGTGCAGTATGGACAAAGGATATGAATGAATCAGAATTCGGAACATCGCAAGAATATGTTCCAGAAATTAAAAAAACTGTTGCAATGACAGACAAACAATTTACAGGAGATATGTAATGCCAGAATTTAATGTGCGAGAAACTTTTGAAGTTATCGGCAAGGCCAAGACAAGAGAAGAGAAACGTGACCTTCTTAAACAGAGAGAAAATTTTGCAACTAAAGCAATATTGCAATTGAATTTTCATCCATCGGTAAAATGGTTTTTGCCGCCAGGAAGTCCACCATATACTCCCTCAACTGAAGGAGACATGACTTCTAATTCTCTTCATTATGAAATTAAGAAAATGGATTATTATACTGATCCAAGTCCTCATGATCTCCCCATGCTTCGTAGAGAAAGTATGTTTGTTGGTTTACTTGAAAGACTCGATCCAGAAGATGCAAAACTGATGATTGATGTTAAGGATGGGAAATTGTCTTATAAGGGATTGACTTATAAATTAGTCAAAGATACTTGGCCGGACTTACTTCCAGAAGAAGAAGTAAAACAGACAGTTAAGGAAGAAGTGTCGGTTGAACAATAGAAACACCTAAATATAACTACATTTGGTTGGAATTGTTTAGTTTATGAATTTTGTGAACTGATTTAATAACCAAAAAAAGGTACAAGTATGGTAAAGACAGTAAGGATGTTCC